TGTCTTTTAAAACTTAAATCCTTACTAAAAATCGTCCCACAATCCTGACATTTAAACTTATACTCAATATATTTATTATTGTGGTGTATTCCTTCAAATTCATTTTCAGTGAACATTGGTATTATATTAACTAACCTACCATCGGTCAGTATTCTATTATATATATTTGATTTATGTTGTTGTTTGAATATTTGATTTTGAGATGGGTTGGTTATTCCATATTTATCTTCTAGTGTTTTCTTTGCTCTATTATGAAATTCTTGAGTGTAATTAATTCCATAACGGGTTATATTAGTTTGCTTCGTTTTCTCTTTAATTTTCTCACTTTGCTGTGGGTATTCAACACCGTAATTATTTAAACAAGTTTGTTTGCTCTTTTCTCTATTATTATAATTTGGATCAGAATATCTAAGTTTCTTTGTTTGTTTAGTTTTATTTTGCACTTCTTTTGATGCGAATGGTGATTCAACCCCATATTTATCAATGCATGTTTGCCTTTTTTTATCTAACGACTCTTCACTGAAACATGGATAGATACCATCATATGTATCTGCTACTTTTTGCTTATATGAATTTGAACCCCATGAATGTGGATATTTTTCACCATACCTTTCTAAATTAGTTTTTGTAATTTTACTCTGTATTTCAGAAGATTTAAATGGATTGTCTACACCATATTTATCAATACATGTTTGTTTTGCTTTGTTTTTTACACCGTCATCTAATCTAGAACATTTAACTGAACAGAATGCTCGGTACCCTCTAGTCATACTTTCAAATGTAGTTGTTTTATTACATGTTTTACACATACCCTCATTTGATTGTGATATAAAAGTATCATAATAACTTTTATGATTATAACCCCCACAACGTTTTTGATTTATATGACTAGACAACCCCTGTTGAGATTTGAATTTTGCATCACATATTACACATTTATAGGTCATAACTCTTTACTTGTTTTAATAAATAGTTTACTAGTTTGTAAATATATAACAAGTCATAAAAAAACAAGGTAATTCTTTCAAACTATCTTGTTCTTTAATATAATGTGTATACACGGTTCTAGAAATTAAGTAACGCGTAGTTGTATTTCATTGTACAGCTTATTGATAATATGTCTGCTTCTGTACTCCAGTCTAAGTCACCGAAGTCAATGTTAGTCGGCCACATAGACTTATATGTCCATTCTTCTACTATATCATTTGAAGGACCTAGTACTTGACAAGTAACATCTTTCTGATACATACTTGAATATCCATCACGTCCGGTAGCTGATTCGTGTGCTAATCTAAACCAGTTAATGATTACCTGTGCTCCAGATGGAGTAATAGGATCATATAGTTCCCAATTCACATCAGTCCATTTACTTTTACCTTTAGAGTATTTTTCAACGTTTATATGTGGTAATGTTACTACTGCACTTTCTACTTTTGGACGTGCAGCCTTTTTAATCATAAAAGTCGGTATTCCTTCTACGATCATAATGAATCTGTTTTGAAGTTTTGTTTCAAAGTCAGTAAACATCATTTCGTTATTATCAATAAATTCAGCCATTGTATTTTGTTTTATTTGTTATTTCTTTTTACGTCTACCTGTTTTTTTCTTAGCTGACTTGTTAGATTTAGCAGAAATTTTAGGTTCTTCTTCTTTCTCTACTACTTCTTCCTCTTCTGATACTGTTTCTAAAGTATCTCCTGGTTCTAATATAACGTCTTCTACTTCTTCCTCTTCAGCTATTCCATTGTCATCTATAATTGCATCAATTCCTGTTTCTTCTTCTTTCTCTTCTACAGGGTCGTTGATTTCTTCTACTTCTTCTACAACCTCTTCTACAACTTCTTGTTCAACGATGTCTTGTGGTTCTGGTACTCGAAGTACTTGCATTCCACCACCTGGTTTGTAAACTGTTACTTTTTTCATAAATTTGTTTTTTTAGTTATACTTTTATTTATTATAAATAGTTACCTTAATTTTTTTCTACTAATGAACAACATATCGTCTGCGAAGAACATAAACATTTCTTTATCAGATTCAGAATTTTCTAATTTATATGGACCCATATATAACATGGTTCCTTTATCATTTTCAACTGCTACTGCTTGTTCGAATCCTTTACCTCTGTTTATTGTGGTTCCATGAGCTGATTGTACTTTCTCAAATCTATCCCATGCACCAGTAGAGTTAACTGAAATTGTTGTGCCCCGATGTGCACTTGCCATTTGAGCTACTTGGTCTGCAGTTAATTTCTTATCTTCTTTTGGTGCTTCGTCTAAATCATCCTTGTCTTCTTCTTTGGCTTCATCAACTTCTTCTTTCTCTTCTTCATCCTTAGCTTCATCTACCTTCTCCTCATCATCATCGTCTTTAGCTTCGTCAACTTTTTCTTCGTCGTCGTCTTTAGCTTCATGTTTTATTTTCTCTTCTTTCAACAAAGGAAGTCCTGCAGTTTTTCTAATCTTGTTTATTTCTTTTACGTTACTCATATTATGATATTTATTTGTTTGTTTTTACTTGTTTTGCTTCCCACCAATCACTCACGTATAAATCTGGATTGTCTTTTAACTTTCCATCTCCATTCCATTTAATATAGTGTTCTTCAGTACATTTGTTTTCCTTATCATCATAGTAATTACAGTTAGAACAGTTAGTACCCACAATTGGTATCTTCTTATACGGCTTATGAGACTTTGGAAGTGTGTATTTACCCACACCTCCGAAGTTGTTTAATGTCTTAACTTCCTTCTTTAAGAAGTCTTTTACCTTATTACTATCCATTTAAGTCTATCCTAGAGTTGCACCTGTTGGACTTACGATTAGATCAATTATAATCTTCTCTGCTGTCTTTGTAGGTTGAATCCAAATAGATCCTTTCATTTCGTTTCTGTCAATTACTTCGTTTGTATTTGAAGTAGCATCCATAACAAGTTTGTAAGCATATAATCCTTGCTTACTCTCTACGAAATCGAAGTATGGGTTAGATGCATTGATAAAGTTTTTGCGAGTAACATTTGTATTTTGTTCAAATGTAATACCTTTAATTGTTCCATCTAAGAATTTCTTAGTGTCAATTAACAATCTACGTACATTTACTCTATCAAGAGCACTTGATTTAACTTGAAGTGTTTTTTGACCCCAAACAACCACACCCTCTACAGGGAATTTAGCTATTGGATTAACACGTCCTTCGTATAATGTGTCTCTATCACCTTTGTTAAGGTTACTATATACATCAATTACTTCTGTAAGTTGTCCTCGGTTTACACCTGCTGGTGCGTACCATGGGTATGCGTATCTGTCATTGTAAGCATATACTCCAGCTAATTGTACTGATGCAGGAACCCATAGTTGTTTGTTCAATGCTGGGTCTAATATTTTAACCCATGGGTAGTATGATGCTGCGTAGCTACTATCTAAAGTATTTACTGCACTTGTTACTGTTGCCAATGTTGTTACTGTTTGACTAACTGGATCCAATACATAAATAACATCTCCTCTGTTTTCACACATTGAAATTGCTTCGTTTACTACGTATGTATGTAAGTTACCAATAACACCTGGTAATATTAATGCTGATACATTGTATAAGTCTTTGTCTGATAATAGTGTTAATGCACGTTTGTATGCAACTGAACCACTAGCAGTAGCTGAACTTAAATCAAATCCAAATGTATTGGCTGCTACAATGTCTCCTCCTTTGTTAACTGGAGTTGCTGGGTTCATACCGTCAAATCCACCTTGGAAAGGAACGATAAATTTACGTTGTGTTAATGCTGTTGAACTAGCAGTTACAAACGAACCAGTATATGATGCACCAGTTGTTCCTGTCATATCATCCAAGTTGAACAATGAGTTAGAACCATAAGTTCCGTTATCATTTGCTGCAATTGGATTTAAATAATTACTGTTATCTGTATTTACAAAGTCGAAATTAAATCCGTAATATATCTTATCGTTGTATGAACTGTTATATGTTTGTCCAGATACCATACTAGCAGTAGGCATTGGTAATGCGTCGATACTTACTGGTTGTTGAACTGCTACAAATCCCCATGGATATAAAGTATTACTAATAGATTTGTTTGACACATCACTAGCAACCTCTACATATAGATACTCACTCATATTATCATAATCACCATAAGTTATAATTCTGTCAGTAACATATGATTTGTATTTATCACCAAGTACTTTAGAAATATACGTTGGGCTGTCTGGATCTAAACTAATACCTACAAATGTTTCATATATTACTTGATTTCTATCAGTATCACTTAGTGAACGAACAGTTATATCAAAAGTAGAATACGGTGTTGCTTGGTTTCCTGATTGCTCAGTTGACAATTTAACATTTGATATTGCTACCTTAATTTCAGTGTTTGATGAATTACCATCTGAACGTCTATGTAATTTAAATAGATTAATAGGTGTTCCACTTACTTTTTGTGATTGTATCCAAGGAGTTGTTGCTGCTGAATAGTCTTCGCTGTAATCTAAGTCGTCTGTGAAACGAATAGTTACTGCTTCACTTGTATCTGCCGCGGCTAAATACTTATCAAACAATACAAGATTGTATGCTTTGTTTGTAGTTTTTGGACTCTTACCATATATCTTACCAATATAATTTGCTTCCGTTGGAGATAATGACGCACTAACTGTTTGTGTCGTTACATTACTACCACTTAATATAAAATTAAATTCTGCAAAACTGGCAGTTGATTCAGCACCCTCTGAGAAGTCACCAGTATATGTTGTGTTCGTTGGATGTAATACAGCAACAGTTTTGTTGTTACTTGTAATAACAGCTGTATTAGCTTGTTCATATCCACCTAGACCTAATATTCTAGTAATTAATGCTTCTCCAGCATTTGCTAAATAGTTCTGCAATGCGTAAGGTACATATGATTCTCCGTCAGCTACACCAAATTTTAGTTCATACTCATTATATGAATTTACTGTGGTAGGTATAAAAGCAGGACCCTTAGGTGTTTTTCCTACAAATGCAAAGCTTTGTTCTAATGTTCCTTGTGGTACAAACGACTTGTCAACTTCGTTTATATATCCACCTGGTGATACAATTCTTTCACTCATTATTTTAATTGTTTAGTTTATAGTTCTATTGTTGTGTTGTTTGTTTTAATAAATAGTTTTTAATATTCAACAAATTACCTTATTTCAATTCATAGGTCTTATCAAATGATTTATTGTATACAGTTTCTAGTTTTTCTAAATATCCTTTGTTTCTAAGTACTTTAAATGCTAAGTTCTCTACCGAGTATTCTCCAATAGTACTTAATCCAGATTTACGCATATCACGTATTTTGGTCTTTAAATCATTGGCTATACTATGAATCGTCTTAGCTGTTTGTTGTGTTATATCCCCTGATATCTTTTTTGATAATGAATCAATTAGTTTTATAAAATTGTTTACTTTTGTTAGTATTAATGTTTCATCTACATCTGGTTTATCTATTGTATCTGGTTTATGAACCCATTTATCTGTTAGTACAGAGTAGATACCGTTTGTTGCATTCTTTTCATCCTTATCTTGGAAGTATATTTCTACTTCATATCCTTTAATAAAGATATCATGTTTAATATTCCAGATTGTACGTTTACTATCTAACCAATTCTTTATTAGTTTTTCGTCACCCAGAGTATCAAAATCCATGATTAAATGTAAATCTATGTCTGAGTATGGGGTATAGTTGTATCCTGTGTTAGATCCTAAGAAATAGATGTCGTCAATATTTACTTCCTTTTCAAGATCATCTCCTACATCAGTCATAACCAATTCAGATACCTCAAGTAATTCTTTTCTTATTTGTGGAATTAATTTATCACCTACCCATAGTTTTGGGTTTAATTCGTTATGTATGCTGTAGCTTTTATTCATTTTAATCTTCTCGTCTATCTTTAACTAATATCAACCATATCTTCTCCATGGTATCTCCCAGATCCTTCATTGAATTTTCTAGTTTTGTTAGATCTCGTTGTCCTAACTTATCACTCATTTCTTTTCCCATATCGTCACATCTATTTTCCAAATTTTCTATTCTCCTCGTGTGATCCTTAGTTGCAAAGTATACCCAAAATGCTGCGAATATTACTGAAAATATTATTGGAAGTAATACGTTTAAAGTTTGTATCATATCTCGCTGTGTTTATTCTGTTAGTTCTCCTGTTTCTAAATTCAAAGTACCTTCTCCATAGTCTTTCTGCATCTCTACAGTAAATTGTTCTAACTGTTGTCTTACGTCTGATAGCTTTAAATATATAGCTTCTTGTTCTTTTTGTAGATCTATTAGTTCTACAGTAATTTCTCCAAGGTTAAAATTAGCAACATCAAATGTTTCTTTGAGTTGTCTAGCTTTGATTAATTGTTCTTCTGTAACTTTTTTCATACAAATTAGTTTTCAATGTCAGATTTAAATTTTTCAATTCTTTCTTTAGGATTTGACTTATTAGGGTCTTCTCCCATAGCTTCATCGTATTTGTCAACAATCTCTGCACGTTTGTCTACAGGTTTTGTGTCATCAAGTATAAATACAGTTGCCTGATCAAAAAACTCTTGATCGTCTTTATGGTTACCAACTATTTCATATTGTTTTAATGAATCATATTTTGCCTCGACCCCTTCAGTCAACAAAGGGAGTCCTGCAATCTTTCTAATTCTATTTAGTTCTTGTATATTTTCCATAATATTTTATTGTTTCCAAAATTTAACTTGCCCTGATGTTACTGTCATACTTGTTCCATAAATTCCTTTAGGAAAGAAATATGGACTTGAACCTAGTGCACCATCTCCAATTGATGAAAAGAACATAGATGCACTTGCATTTGTTTCTTCTGTATTCCCGTCTGAAGTTTTTAGTTCACTTATCACTGCTCCGTTAGAACATTCAAAAGCGTAAAAGGATCCACTATAAGTTCCAGGTACACTCATTTCGTAACATCCACGAGCTCCCGTCATTTTATCGTTATATGGTATTCCGGTATTAGATAGATCTGATGGTAACATATTTTAAGATATTATTAGTTTATTAATTAATTCGTTTACTTTACTCCACTTGTATTTTGTTTGATTAGTTTTCCCTTCTGTTAGATTTTCATATTTGAAGTCTGCCTTTTGTGTTGAAGGTATTGTAACTATGTCCCATGCTACTACTTCAAAATCATCATTTACTTCTACAATCTCACCTAGTTGTTTAACAGTACCCATTCCTCTTGAAGAGATACCTACACGCTTACCTGCCTTTAATATGTTTCTAATTATATTTCCAGCTGGAGTATCTAGTATTTCTATTACTCCACATAGGTCGTTTCCATCCCAATCTAGTGATTCTACTGTTAGACAAGCATTACTAAATTTAACAATATCTGAATCAGGGTGGTCAAGTTCACCGTACGAGCATTTGTTATCTATTTTTTCTTCTTGATAACGTTTAGACTCACGCATTAGAATATCCTTTGGATACTTTCTACCGTTTCCATTCGTAGTATCTGCTCTTTGTAGTATAGTTTTGAATCTCCAACTTGGTTGATTCCCTTCTTGTGCTTCTTTTAGTATCTCTGGTAGAAGCTGTAAAGTTGCTACCTGGTCTACAATTAATGGATTTTTCATATTGTGTGTTTTATTAAAATCTTATATTACTTGGTATTTTTTTCTCATCAATAATTTCATAATGTTTCTTTAAGTTGTCTAGACTCATACTAAATTTCTCTGGTTTAGCAACTGGGCTTGCTTTCATAAGTACTACTGATGCTCTGTTTGCTAATACTTTTACTCTTCCGTATTCAATAGGTTTACCTTGTTTGTTTTTTCGTACAATGAAATCATCTACTTTAAAATCTTTTACTCCTTCTTTTAAATTTTCCAACCCCTTAACTTCGTCTTTCAATCTTTCTTTCAATCCCTTCATTCCTTTAGTCTTCTTAAAAGCGTTTGGTGTTTGGTATCCAGGTACACCTGCTGTGGTACTTATTTCTTCTATCTCTTCTTCTTTCTCTTCTTTAAATGTAACCATTACCACTTCTGGTGCCTTATCAGCATTACGTGAAAATGTATATGGAGCATTAAGTTCTGTTGTCATTGCTTTGTGTGCAGCCTTTGCCAACTCACTGTTTTCAAATACTAATTTTAATTGCTTCTTACTAGTTAATGATGTTAAGAAGAATTTGACAGCACCCCAATCACCTACAGCTGCTCCCTTCTCTGGGTTTGCAAATTTATATTTAGATTGTCCTATTGCTTCTAGAAATGTACCTATGTCTGTCTTAGTCCATACGTTGTTACCTTCTGCTTCTTGTAAACTTTCGTTTTTAGATTTGTCTATTATAGCATATACTTCAACCCAATCATCATTATAATCACCATCCTGACTTGAGCTTATTTTTTTAATATTCAATCCTTTTCCTTTTAAAAACCTTTCAACCCAAGATTTTGCATTGGATTCCCTAGTGTTTTTAAATGAGAATTTGATTAAATCTCTTTCGTCATATACATCTATTGTATCCGGTTTGTCACTTTCAGGATATCCACCATCTCGTTTCTGAAAGTCGTCATTAGCTAGTGTTTTAATATCAAACACTTCTTTTAAATTTTCTTCAATCTCTTCTGCCGACAAGTCTTTTAGATATGCTATCAATACTTCTTGATCGGTTGGTTTTAAGAATTTAAAGTCTGCAACGTGTATTACATCACCGTCCACATTAAAATCTGCACCCTTATACTTTAAGAATGTAGATACATTATTTATACCGTTCTTATTTGTTATTTTGTATGTTGGCATCTTTATTTGGTATTAGTTGTTTCTATCTCTTCAATCAATTCATAATACAATAATAATTTTTCTAGTATCTTGTCAGTAACAGGTTCTTTTTTAATTTCTGTTAAACTAGCTTTAATACTATTTATTTTTATTTGTATTACTTCATCATCTATAACTAATAAAGATTTATTTAACTGTGTGTTGATTGTTTTTATTTCTTCATTTAAAAACTTTTTAAACGCATCATTATCCGTTAAATTATTCATGTATTGAGACATTACACGTTGTTGGTTTTCATTTAATTCTGTAGAATATTTTTTATTGAACTTTTCTACTAATAACTTATGTGCAAGTATTTTTAAGTCTTCACTCAACTGTTGATATTTTGCTGTGTCATCTAATACTGTTTGTTGTTCCACAATCATCAATCCCTCAATTATATAATCTTTGGAATTTACTAATGTTACTGGATCAAGGTCATTACCTATACTATGTTCAAATAAATTACTTATTGAAGCGTAGATTTTGTATTTCCCTAAACGGGTATTAAAAAAAGATTCTAGTCCAAACGTGTCTTTTATTTCAGACAGTAGTTTATACTTTTCCTCCTTCAAACTCTTATTGTTTATTCGTTTCCTTGTCTCTACTATAGCATTTACAAAGTCATTACACTTTCTTTCTGAATTAAACTTTTGGTTCAAACATTGCTCATATAGTTTGAATTCTTTGATTATTTCGGAGGTACTTGTAAAATGTCGTTGAATGATATCGAACGCTTTGCTACTTTCAGAAACTAGTAAGTCACTAGTTATTTGTCTGGTAAGTAGTTCAAAAATAATTCCAGTATTTTTAATTTTCTTGTGTGAAGACGATTTTTTCATTTGTATCACATTGGTTTATATTATAATTAGTTAGTAGAATTTAACAAAAGATCAATTCTACGTAATAAGTGTTCTGCCTCAGTTATTACTGTTTTTTTACGTTTCTTATTTATTTTACCCTCTGCAGGTTTTTCAGGTACTTCTTCTTCTTCTGGTTTAGCTTCTTTTTCTGTACTTGGATCAATTGGATCAGCTTCTTGTTCTTGAGGTGTCTCATCTTCTGCTGGTGGATCAATTTCCTCTTCTTCATCTTCAGTTTTTGGAATTTCTCCAGTTTCTTTTATTTGATCTAATACATAATCATCATGTAGATCTTTAGCTAAATTTTCTTCTTGTTCTGCAATTTCATCTGCACTTAAATTAAACACTTCATCATAAATCCAATCTTTAGAAAACATATTAAGATCTTTTATGTCACCTGCAATAGAAACTCTAGTTTGCCATAGGTTTAATTTTTGTTGTTCATATGCTTTAGATGGAGCATTCATTTCTATTTCAAAATCAACTAATTCTTCACCTCTATATCCTTGAGCAAATAAATGAACTAATGCAATTTTATTTAATTCTGATACAACTGAGTGTTGAATTCGTTCAATTGTTCTAGAGAACCGTATGTCCTCTGATACTAATGTATTCTTAGCATTTATTTCTTCTTCAAAACTCAAGAAAGCTTTAGGTATTTTTAGTGCAGCAAATAATTGTTTTTGTAAATATTCAATATCAGTTACTCCATCAAACTCTATACCTGGTAACTGTTCTATTTCATTACCACTACTATCACCACGTACAGGTAAAAAGAAATCCTCTAACATATTCATCATATTGAACTGTAGATTATACTGTCCCGTCTCATTATCCATATACGGTACTTTCTTTAACTTGTCAATAACTTGTTGCATATAAGTATTTACCTGGTTAGGTGGTAAACTACCAATATCAATTTTAAATATACGTTTTGCTGGAGCTCTCATTATACGATGTAACATCATTGCATCCTCTAACAAGTTAAGACGTTTCCAAATCTTTCTAGCTGGCTCTAATATTGACCTACCGTATGGTAAGAAGTTAGAGTCACTTAGTAATCTAAAATGTGCTATTTCATATTCTTCATATTCTTTAGCAGTATTGTTTCTTAATATGTGTTGTTGGTTTGTACTAGATGCAGTAGCGTCATATAAGAATCTAACTTCAGATAAGTCAAAGTTCTCAACTCTGTTCGTTGCATAACTAGATAGTAACATACAGTCTGTAATACCTACATAATCACAAATTTCTAAATGTAAAAATGTATCCCCATATTTAACCATGTTTCTTACCCACAAATACAAGTTGAATTCTACATTCAGTATTTGATAAAACATATTCTGTAATGTTTCTACAATCTTTTGATTTTCAGAGTGTACACGAACTATATCTCCATACTCATTCTTATTAACTATCTCCTCTGCATATATATCTAATGCAGCTGACATAATAGGATCTCCATCAATAGTTTCATAATCTGAATATAGATTAGTTCTAATTTGATTGTTACCTACAGTTTGATACTGGTTGATATCAGTAAGTCTACCAGAAGACCACGCACCTGTATACTTGTCAATTACTCGATTAGTGTTAACATCTAAAGATTGTAGATTATTTATATCTACTACCCGTAACTTATCATCAGGTAAATGCACAATAACTTGACGTGAAAATAACTTCTTTAACCCACTAAAAATATCCCTTTTTGGTGTTTCTTGTGTTTCTTCTGACATTATATAGTTGTTTATCTTTTAATAAATAGTTGGTTATGTTCTTGGTAGAAGTATCTCTGCCCAATCAATAACCTCATTTCCTACTTGTTGCTTCATATTATTTATGGGGTTAGATCCTCCTGACG